TCCCATGTACAGGCATGAATGAAAAGAATTATAAGCGATATGGTGAGCGCATTTATTATCATCCTTTCATTATAACGATTGAAGACTTCCATTTGTGCCTGCAGTAAGGCGTTGTTATATTAGTTCCTTTGCGTGTCCAGAAGCCGCCACGTCTGTCCCATACGGAATATCCTAACCTGGCTGAAATCTTTTCAATATCGGCGCGTGTGTAAAGCCTTTTTAAACTCATCAGCTTAGCACAGAAGGGGCGGTTCTTCTCATCTTCGGGGCCGTCATAAGAATACTTAATACCTATTTTAGTTGTAGGTGTGCCGTCTATAATTGTCGGTGGCAGTCGTAACGGCTCCGTTAATGTCCGGGCTATAACGGTATCAATACCAACTGCCTGCTCTGTAGCCTCTATTAAACCTCTTTTAGTGAGTGATTCTATTTTGCTTTCTACCAGGGCGGTGCTTTGCCCTATTGTCCGGGCTATGACATCAGAAGTTATCAGCGGGTCTTTGCGTATAAGATCAATGATCTTTGCTTCTGTAGCCGTTAGCTGCGTAGTGACAAAGGCTTCTTTATAAATTCTTTCATCCTCTTCTATGTCATCAATATCAAAAGCACATGACTTGCTTTTAAGTATTTCAAAGTCTTCTGCCGGCTCGCCACAGGCGTCAAACATTTGTATTATTTCATCTTCATTTAGTTCGGTAAACTCACTAACCTTGCTCATCCCGGTTATACCAGGACGGGGTGCGGTCTGAATACCTAAAAGACTATTTATATCTTCCTCGCTTAATCCTAATCCGGTGCGTAATAAAGTTTTTGCCGCTGCTTCGTCTAATTGCCGCCTCTTATATTTCCTGATAATTCTTTCTACCTGCTGCTGCTGCCTGCCTGTTAAATTGCGTATCGCTTCATTGGTTTGTGCCGCTGGCTGTGCCGTAATGCCGGGCTGCCCTGGTTGTACAGGTACATTTACTAAATCTTCTTCCGGGATTCCTAATTGCTTGAATATGTAAGATTGTGGCACAATATCCAGCACATCTTTTATATCTATCTGATTGCCTACCGGCTCCGTCGGCTCCAGTTCATACAGCCCCGGCCAGATAGAATAAGAAAGCAGATACGTTATCTCTTTTGAAATGGCATCGGCTTTAGGCTTCGCATAGGTGTTATTAAATAATTCGTAAGCGGTTCTTAACTCGGTATTGCCGCCGAGTTGGCCTTCTGTTTTGATGCCGAATAACATCGGGGAAGTTACCAGGTGGCCGCTTAATATCTGCTGTTGTACCTGTTTATTAAGTTCAATAAACATCTTATCTAAATCCGTTGCTGATAAGTCAGTGACTGAAATCGGTGTTGTAGCGTTGTTATTAAAAGCTAATATGATATTACCTGCATTTTCGCTGCCGGTGAACTTGTTTTTAAAACGTCTTTCTATCTCTCCTTTCTTATCCGTAGTCGGCTCGCCGTTGAAGAACTGAATAAGCTTTGACGGCATCATGCCGTTGCGGATGGCGGATAAATAAAACTTGCTTATTTCAATATCCGTCTCTATGTAGTTATTTGCGCCTATGTAGTCAGGCAGCGGATAATATTTTGTTGATGGCCTGTATTCGTTATAAGAAAAGATTTGGCTTTGCAGATAGTTAGCAGGGTTGAAATCGGGTATAAAAAGCGTATCACCTTTTTTTGTGAACTGTTGCCACTCTTCAGCATAGAGCCATCCGCCTTCCTTGCCTTTTCGTAGGCTGCTGTAATCAGGGTGGTAAATTTCCGCTACCTTACCCATTGCATTATATACCACCTCAAAACGGAATCCGCCATAAAGCAACACATCTAATACAGCTTTTTTAACAACATCATTTAAACTTTCGCCTAATCTGTTGCACGTGAAATCCCCGGTGGCGAAGCCCTGACCAAAAGTATATAATGATTTACTGCTTACTATTGCGTTATGCAGTGAAGACTTGTTAAACAGGTAAGTCAAATATTCAGGATAGCAATTATCTTCCCCATAAAAGATATAGTCTTTGTTCTTACTCTCCTTAAAAACAGGAACAGCCGAATCGGCAAACTTTAATATTATAATATCGCTGCCGGTTGATGAGCCTGCCGAATCAGCCGTTATAGGCTGTATAGGTTGTATTGCCTGCATACATTGTAAAATTGAAATCCCTGGTTATAATCATTTTGCCACTTTCTAAAACAATTCCTGTCTGCTGTTCTATGACTACGTAATGCCACTCTCCTACCTCTTCAAATTGTGTTACGTCTATGGTAAAAGAATTGTAGCGCTCCGGGTGTTCGCTGGTGTCATCCGCTTCTGTCAGCGTGAATGTTACCTGTGTTTTTGTTAGCACATGCGTAAATTGAAATTCATATACAGGTTCGTTTTCGGTAACAAGTTCAGAGAGCGTAAGAATAAATTCATACTCCGTTATCGTTTCATCAAACATTATCATTGTTAGTGAGTTTATCGATACTAACAGTAAAATATAAAAGGCGTGCTTTTGTACAATAGTTCGGCAAACTCACTAACAAAAAGAAGCCGCACCTGGAAAGGAGCGGCTTCATACGTTACTAACTTCATTTATTCAACTAAAAAGACACCATAGCATTTAAGTCTGTAAGGTCGCAATTACTGATTCCTGCACAAAGGGCGCTAACTCTTCTTCATTACCCGTGAAAGTAATTTCATAACCGTTACGGTCACCCCATGCCGTGCCACTGGTTACATTACCACCCGTTGCCGTTAACCCGTTCTCATAGCCGTACAATCTCCAGGTGCTGTTATTATCTTCTACAATGATCTTTACCTGGGTACGGCTCATTAAAAGCAATTCATTCCTAACGGCAAGTTGTTGCTTATTGATGATCATGGTAAGGCTTTGCGCATAGAATAAAGTCCCATTCTGCCGGTTGCCTGTAATCGTTTCTTCTGTGTGGCTCGTTTCCAAAACAAGCTGATACTTCCTGAACTTCTTACCGGCCACTTTGGTAATGGCGGATACCATGCCTGAACTCTCACCAATGGAAGAAACGTTATCACTTTCTATTATCCAGAAAGTTTTTACGCCGCCTGCGCCGTTGCCACATCCGAAGCTGTAGTCACTTGTTAAAGCACACCCTGTTAATGGCATATACGTTTAATGAGTTTACCGAACTAAGTTAATTTGAATGAAACAATTTGATCGGGGAAAGCTACCTGAACGCCTAACCGGAAAAACATTTGAAAGCGTAAGTAGTTATTGAATTGATCCGGCATAAGCTTCCACTGTTCTTCTTCATGTTCCAGGTCAGTGCCTATAACGAAATTGTACATGCGCCCGGCGAATAAACGGTTAGTGCCGTCTAATCCATGAACAGCAGTTAGCTTGTAATTAGTCCCCGGAATTATTACCACACCATTTTCAATACTTACCTCTGATCCTGTCGGCGCGAAGTTGAAAAGGTTTTGATCGGTGTAAGCGTTTATGTATTTGTAAAATACGTCCCACCCGCAAAAGATTCTTATATCATCATAACCCTGTATGTCTGCCGGTAATGCCAGCCACATACCGTTAACGATAGCCTTAACGTTGCTGGTAGTTACACCCGTACCTGTTGCGATGGGAGCGCCGGAAATGAAGGCGGCAACATTGGCGTTTATTGCCGTTGCTGCAGCGTCAATAATTTTTATATAGCCGTCAAATGGTTTCAGGTTAGCGTTGCCGCTGGTAGTATCGCCCTGCCATACAGCAATTTCAATTTGCTTAGCCACCGTGTCCGCTTTGGCTTCGGCATATTGTGCCTCAAACGGTAAGGTGTTATCATAGCCTTTTTTTAGTTTCTTCTGCATGAAGCCGGCTTCCAGATCAGCAATACACAAGTCTTCTACCACTGCCACCGGCGCAACATTAAGTGGTCGCTGTGTTATGGTAGTTGTGCCGGATGGGGTACGGACGCAGCCCGTCCCTACCTGAAAAATGGCATCGGTAGCCAGTAAGTTTATCTTACTGCTTGTCTTTATACCCTGCTGATAAGTGCCCTCTTCTATGAGCAGATCAACGGTGCGGGCTTTTAGAATAGACTTTACAATAAGTTCATTTTCATTTTCCTGCACGTAAGCGGTTAGCGTTCCTACACTGAATGCCATCTTATTTAGTTTTTAATTTTTTTTAATGTTTTGGCTATCTGGTTGATTCGGTCATCTCTCTTTGTCGCATAATCATATTTTTCCTGCTGTGTTTCATTTAAAGCCTTCGGCGCTGATACCGGTATTTCGGTAAGCTTCTCAGCCAGTTCAAAGAGATCCGGTAATATCTGTTCGTGCTTTTCGGCTAATAGATTTGCTTTTAATAGCGCCGCTTTTAGATTGGCAAGCTCCAGTTGCATGGCTTCGAATTGCGGTATGGTAGGCCCAGCAGGCATAGGAGGAGGAGGAAGAACAGGCGGGGCGGCAGCAACAAGGGTGCCGCTGACAACAGTTACAACTCCACCGGCTACGCTAAACATAAAGTCGGTGCCTGTAACTGTATAATCGCCGTCAGGATAAGGCGCTGTCATGGCTTCGTCACTAAATACCGGCAGCCCTACGTCTATGGTAGTGTCCACATAAACAGGTGCGCCGCCATCAACAGGAAAATTAGCCGCTAACTTTTGCGGAATTGGTGCAGGTGGCACAATAGGAGCGGGTGCTGCGGTCGATGAGCTTGTCGAATCGAAGACCGCTCTTATCTTTTTTAGAATATCTTTTGCGTCCATTGTTAGTGAGTTATTAGTAAAGTATTATTCTGTTATTATTGTACA